TTTTTTTTTTGGGAAAGGCACTAAAATGGTGACCTTATGCAGTCACCTTACGTTGAGTAACGTGACTACAACCCGGCACCTCGGGAAAAGTCTTTCTTGTTTTTGTTTTATTTTGTTGTGTACTAGTAAATATATACCGGTGTCATACAGAAAACGGATACGAATACCCGTAATTATAAACGTAAACCGTCGGCGGGTTCAAGTACCAAAAGCAGGTAAAATCAACTCCCGCTTTATGATACACATCTGCGGTAGGGATTCCAAGGGCATCGTAATCTCCAACATAGCCACCAGAGGGAGTCCCATTCTTGATCCAAGCCTCAGCTTCAGATGAATGCGGCTGGACCTTAACTGATAATGTGGGCTGCTGCAAAACTGTAGAGTCTCCAAAAGCCTCATTGCAGAAAAATCCAGTATTATCCGGATCTTGAGTAGCCATCAAATTGCCCATGAAATTGGCTGGTAACATCCTAAAATTGGAATAATAAGGTGTCACACAGTTGACTACATCAACCTTCTGAGGATTGGTGGTGGCCATACCACCCTGACCCGTCGATAACTTGGTTGAAACAGAGACACTCTTGGCATTACGCCTAGCTGAGGCCCTCTGCTCGGCATTAGGAATATTCATGCCTCCAAGTGCAGCAAAACTAGTGATGACAGGTTCCCATATAGATTTATCGGAAACCATACGGTTATGAATCATATCGGAACGAGCAAAATTGGCCGACACAACTTCACCACACCCCAATCTAGCATAAGTGTCGGAGAAATGCGCTACATAACATGTAGAGCCTCTCCATCCCACATAGCAATTGGTGAAATACGACGTAGGTGTGGCAAATGAAGGTCTGTAACCAGTGTAAGACGCGCCAGTCTCATCAATGTTATACCACTCGCCAACATCCAAAGTGGTAGCAACTCCCCGAGCATGGTGAAAATTAGCGGGTAGAGCTCCTGACATGTATGGCAAATTGGGCAAATTCTGACTAGCAGTATATCTGGTCACATAAGAATCCTGGCCAAGCGTAGAATTATTGGTAGAAACGCCTATCTGAAACCAACGGACACTAGGTAGCCTAGCATCATCAGCAAACTTCGGTGTCTGTCTGACCGGAGCCAAAGGAGTTGACATATAAAAAGTTGTGCGATGCATAAGCTGCCTGATGGATCTAACAATCTCACCGAAGTAAATATCATGCGTTGTGCCGCCCCACACGTAGGGCGGAGCTTCGGTGACCACTGCACCTTCGTCAGTGACTTGGGCAATCTCATCTACTCCTGATTCCAATCGGAAATAGGAGAGCGGTGTGTCAAAATCCATCGGTCCGGCAAACTCCACTTCGGAGCAATCAATCGAAACAATGAGCTTGACTGGGCTTCCATCACTAGTACCATTGGTAAGAGTGTTCAGCACAGAGACGATAATTGAGCCATTAAAAGCTGAATCATCATAATCACAATTGATCGACGTCACTGCAGTGCTGTAAGGAAGAGTAGGATTCAGCAGGTAGTTCTGGGTACCATGAGTAGCAGTGCCCAGGAACAAAGGTGTATACAGTTTCTCAGTAGGAGAACAATCCGTTTTCAAATAAGAACGCGATGACATCCACGGAACCTCAAACGAAAAGGTAGGAGTTTCCGCTAAATCCCAAATCTTGCTAATAGTATAAGGCTGTTCAAAGGCAGTCGAAGTGTACCAGCCCTTGAAACCATCAGGATCGTAATTAATCATAAGCCTACCGCGATGAAACTGTGAAGCCACTGCGGTAAACGTATATTTGATGCGCCCAGTCCAAAACCCAAAAGCCGCCCCAACATGAGCTGAGGGGGAGGGCTGAATTGAAGCAACGTTTGACCCTGATTGAGTGCCTGTGTGCCATTTCGTTTCATGAATCATGGGAGTGACATGTTGTAGAAACAATGTGGTAGTGGGAAGCATATTAGAATCCCAATTAGCCATAGTGTAAGCAACTTCCCTTCCAATGATATGACGAATGGACATATGATCTACCCCATCAAGACCCACCGTACGAGAATCAATAGTGACTTCGTTCTTAGGATCTAAAGCCAACTTATCCTGCTGAACTGATATCTCAGGTGAGGCAAAATGAGGCATATAGTTAATAGAATCACTGTGTACATTATCAATGACAGGGGGATTAGAAAACCCGAACCACCTAGCAGCAGTTCCAACAGATGAAGCCGCCATTGAAGTTGCCATGGCATAAGGTCTAATAGACGGTATGTAGGACAACACCTGAGCAGCGCGCGAGACAGTCGACATAGCAGTGGAGACAGGTTTATCCGAATACTCATCACCAGACTGAGTGACAAAAGACGGGCCTGCTACCTTATGCATGTCACACCACGCGTACACAGTTACTGTAACAGCTGTAGAGGACCCTGACTGAACTGATCTGAGAGGCGTGGGTGACCACAATGTGACGACACCCATATCTTTAAGCTCCTCAAGAACGTCAGTAGGTGTAGGGGGAATCAATTGGGGATCAATGCTGCCCAAATTGATCCAATTCTTATGATAGCAAAACGGTAAAACCATTTCACATCCTTTAGACGACTGTGGAAAGAACCAAGCATGAGGGCGAGATGTTCTCACCATCAAGCTAGCTGACGTCGTCCCCCCACTCCAACTACCACCGACAGAATCGTCGGGGCAATATGTCGGGTCCACCGTGCCCCCACTGAACCTATAATTAGGACCAGCATCCCTATAGTCGCTAGTAACACCAGTATTACGCTCAATCCCCGCCATGGGGAGGTAGCTCATGATGCCAGCACTGTAGTAATATGGGGGAGCATTAATTACCAATTTAAGATGCAGAGTTGCTTGCAACCTACTATAGCCTTTAAGCTTATTAAGAATTGCAGGACTGTTAAAATAATCATACCAAGGATTAAAACCCTCGAATAATGAAGTCCCAACAGTCCAAGTGAACTCTTTCATCTTCAAAGGACGAGAAAACCACTCTTGGAGATCAAGCCCAGGCGTATAACCATCGGCAAATGTATCATCCATAGGTGGAGTAAAAGTATCCATTGTGGTGCCATGTGCTCCATCAATGAATTCGGTCAATAGACCATGTGTATTACTTTGATTGTTGTTCGCAGACAAAATACATCTGTGGTTATGCCTATACACACAGACGGGTCACTTTAACCAAGCAGCCATGGCTCGCTACACCGGTATACATTAGCCCCAGAAACGAATGGGCAATATATATGTAATATAAATCACGCGACGCTAGAAAGATCTTCGACGATATCGGCAAATCGTTAGCAATCTAGCGTTGGGACAGAATTGCAGGAAAAGCATCTGCAGGGTAGTCCCAAAAACCCTTGTTAATATGATCACTGCAACTCGGCACTTACCCCCGATCGCCAAACCCAGCCGATAAAATAGCACAGGATAGGTCCTGGCTGCAGCATAGGGCGGTTCCGGAAAGCATAGTATAAACCGAGTGCAGGTGTAAAGCGATCAGTGATGTACAAAACCCACTGCGCGATACTTGTTAAAATCACGACAATAAGGCCACAGACAGTACCGAAATAATCAGGTCCGCATATGACGGGAACTAGCCCGAAATTCTGCTCAATAAAGCAGCGCCGTTCAAATTCCGTAGCATTAAAAGGGAGCTCATTCATAAAATAGCATTCTCCACTCTGCGTCGAAAATTCATCAGGGCACACCTCCGCGTAACGAGGATCTTTAATAAAGCCGTGGCGATTGTGTTCTTCATACTTCTCGCGGTAAAACTCATAAGTCTGCTCAATCCCTCTATTGGAAGTGAAGAATGCTTGAACTATCTCAGTGCGAGAGTACTCATTGCCTGTAACTTCCTCTTGGTACTTCTTAAGACCTGCGATCAATAATTCGCGGACTTCATTGAACAAATCACTATTATACCTAGCCAATTCGTACAAGGCACTGTCGTAAATGTCCCTAAGACATATCTGGACTGGCCTAGAAGAGCGGTGTTGGTAGGTCAACAGCATGCGCCACAAACGCTTCAGCTCAAATCTATCTATGATCTTGTTGTCACTCTTGGAAAAATATCTGCCAAGAAGCGTTACATCCTCGTGCTTCGCATATTCTTCAACAATCGAATTCTTCGCCGCATCAGTATAATCGATGATTCCCTTCAGCCTCTCCTGCATATCCTTACAGGTAATAACCTGTCCGTAATCAGGGTGAGGGACACAACCGACGATGTTATCATCACCATATGTCATAGCCCTAACATAGGTCACGTAGAGCATATGCGCATCACCATAATTGAGCTGGTTGTACTTCTCCAAAAATACATACCAAATCAATATATTATTCGCCAGACAATTTATCTGCGTGGTGAGCGGGTTCCCGGAAGTGTTCAAACTGCGGAAATTGTACAATGTGCCAAATACGTTGACAACAGGGGATGTGGCAGCCTTGAGAATATTGTTTGTTATCACCAAATCCTTCTCGTTATAATTGCCACTCTTCTGACAGAGCGTGATAATAAAATACCGCACTGCGTCCGTGACCTCCTGAAGCAAACCACGATCAAACTTCCTGTAATCACCATCAAAGACAAAATTGGTAGAATTGGAACCAAACACATAATGATGTATCTGAGCCCACTGTTCCGATGATGAATCAAATCCGACTGCTTGCTGAAATACAAAAGGAAACGCTGCCATCGTCCTATTGATCGACAAAAGGTATTCCCTCATCAGAAGGTTAAAGTATAGAGGCAACACAAAGATGGGCCTCTTAGGCTTGCGCCCTTCTTCCGATTCAGGATTAGATGGCTCATCTTTCCAATATATCTGAGCAACAACGCGATGAGCTTCATACATCCTCGAGCGGCACTCGTTGACAAAATAGGCCAATGTATCACCCATGCCATAGTCAACCCTACCGTCCTCATGCATCATTATCACATAGAACCAATCCAATTTACCCTTGGCGCCCGGACGCATAGAAGTCATAGGCGGTCCCGGGCTTGTTTTCATGTCCACACCCTCAAGGGACCTGGCTCTAACGCCTTGTTCATTCACATAACCGTTGATTGGAATGCCCTCATCCATAGGAAATATCTTAATTTCTTCGGAAACGTTAATGTGCTTGAGCACCATATCGAGGTAATGGTCGGTGGCTGTGAGCATCTTGTCGGCCAAATCTGGGTCATATTCCGGCTGCTTCATGATATCAGAAAGAATCATCGCAATATCATACTCGGACAGTTTCTTTTCATTGAGCTTTTGATAATCGATTTCTCCTTCCAAGCACTTCACTTTCTTGATGTGAGCAACATGGTCCTTAGGCGGTTTCTTGCTGGTTTTAATGACTTCATTCACTGAAGAAAGTACATGACCATTCAAATCGCCATACAAAGGACTGGTGTGCCAATCAGAATCGAGCTTGCCAATGCCAACTATATATGTACCGCAACCCTCAGGCGTCTTTACATCTATGGTCTTGCAAGTCCCATACAAATGAGCCGAATGACGATTAATAACAGGGCACTTCCTCCCTAAAATGTCACTGACCCATTGAGCTGCGGACCTAACATATTCCCCCACAGGCTGATGCAATGATGAAAGCATAGCAGCTGTCTCCTCAATCTTCTTGGATTTATCATGCTGGTTTATTTCACCATTGGCTTTCCTTATGATCGTGGGTAGATGCATTATCATGTTCTCTGGCACGGGAAATTGGCTCGCCTTGGTTTCGTAGTACTTAAACACCTCCCGGCGTTGCACAGACTCGTCAGCACCCTGAGCGGCAAAAACATCAGCTACAAGTGGCGGAGACTCCTGTAAAACCGGTGATGGTAAAACCATATCATCAGCATACACTGGAACAGCCAGCTTATCAGTATGCGAACTATTAGGAGATCCAGCACCATGAATGGCAATAAAAGCACACTCGATGATCTTGTTGTTACAATTCACCCTCTGGAGCAAATAAGGACTCCCGCAATCTCCTGGGCCCGTAGGCACTTTCAGCTGAATGCGCATGCAAGAACCCATTTTATAGGTCTTACCTGACGACTCCACACCAAAATCATCATGCACCTGAGTCACTAATCCGCCACTATGGATCTGCATTGCACCGTCAGTCAATCTGACAAAGGATACTTTATTCTGAATGACAGCGTCTACCATTTGGCCCTTAGCATCAATGAAATTGTCCTTAGACAACAAATATTGCTCATTGTGCTTAAAATTCCTGATGCACTGTTTAGCACCAGGTGGTAAGACCAAATCCAGAATGACCAGATCCCTGGTATCTCCAGCTGGCAACTTAACCAAATGAGAATAAAAGTGCGTGTCCGGAAATATAGCGGGCTCATTGGAATTAGCAAGAACGCCGTATATCTTCACGTACCAGGGACCAGCATGCTTGCTAGTCCATTTCTCAAGCGCATGCCTATTAAAGAAAGCACGCGGTGGTTTATTACCCGAATATGAGAAAATTGTGGCATGTGTATCATTGGAAGCAAAATCCGATGGGTCGAAAAATGTCATCTTGGCGATGAAAGTCTTGTTCTTCCCGCATGAAGTTATCATATGCCCTTCCTGTATGGAGGTTGATTCTCCAGACAATGACAGGCTCGGTGTAAACCGTGGAGGCTGATAAGCTGGTAAGAGATCAATCCCATGTGGGACAGGGACTGTTCGGACAGTGTTGCCTGATTGTAATTCCTCAGCATCTTTCTTAGAAAACTGCTGATAAACTTTATACAACACAGCAGTCACCAAAGATGTCCCGGCAAAGCCTGCTATCACCAATTTATGGTTATTGACCCAAGTATTGAGCCTGGCGCTATCACGATAATAAAGAATCGTTTGGTAAAAACCTCCAATCCTCCTGGCAATTACAAAAAACTGCCAAATCTGCTGATACGCATCGTAGACTGTATACCAGATATGGATGGCTGTCCTATACAGCCATGCCGCCAAATGCCAAATAAGCACGGCAACAAACAGTCCCATGGGCCAAAAATAAGCACGTGTGCCTGGGTTCTCCATCAATCCACTCTCAGTTGTGAAATCAGTGCCTGTATTGGGTGGCCTAACAGCTGACCCGTCGCTCTGACCGAGCATATCCTTAAACGATTGAGGAACGCCTTCAGTCTCACGAATTCCAGCCGCCGTGAAATCGTACCCTTTTCCAGACTCGCTGACTTCAAAGAAACTCTGCTGAACCCGGTCATGTTCTTCCAATTGGGTAGCGAGCATATTAAGGAAATCAACGACGTTGTGGTAATTAACGGCATCTCCATATTGCCTGCGTGCACTAACGACATCACCGCACTCCTCAATCAACCTGGCATTAGGCACAGTTACATACTCCGGCTGTGATACTTCATAGCCATTGTTAGTAGCAATAGTGCGCAAACACTTGATCCTCCATGCATCAGGTGGAATGTTGGGATTGTCCCTCTGCCAATCAGCGAGCTTTTTGGTATCAATAGCACCACTGCCATTGTCGAATTGAACGGTCGGTCTAACTTGTATCACCAAATTGAACCTCCTATTGACCGCACCCGGATGCTTATAATAGCTGGGCATATCCAAAGTGTGTCTGCCGCCCTGGCCCGTGATGGTGTTGGAAGTAGCGATAATCGCATAATAAAGTGCATACACCTTGCCCTTAAGCTCAAGCTGAGCTTGGTTGAGGTTAAAGGGCAAATTGTTCATAATGGCCAAAAGTGCCTTGATGCCCTTGTTACCCTCAGGCTCGATATCTTGCACATATTTGTCGACATCATCCATAACACAAAGCAAGTGGCTGGAAGTAGCTCCGTCCCAAAAGGCCGAATCATCTTCCGTATAATAGTAGGTTAATTGCTTAATCAAGCTCAGTGGTATCTTCAAGTGATGATTCAGTATAAACTGTTGCATCATAAGAAGTAACGTGCTCTTAGCAATACCTGTGCCACCTTCTATTATGAATCCTATAGAGGCTGGACGAAATCTGTGTGACAAAATCGCCATATAATGATTGTGCAAAGCAGTGTACATGGTTTTGATCCTGAGCACTCTCGGAGATTGGCCGTAAATTGCCTGAACTACCTCAAACTGTTTGTTTGCCATCAATTCATTGACCGCATACTCACGAAATTCGCAATAGTTCATGCGCCATTGGAGCTGTTTAACAACGTCCAACGACGCCCACATCGCATCCGGGATGTATATAGCCAAATCCTTGCCTTTGTCTTCCCACTCGATCAATTTCTGGCGCAACTGGCGAAATTCCAAAAAGGAGCGCTTCTTATCACAGCGGTATTTAAATTCAAAATAAATCCTGACATCGGAATAGATGGCTTTAATAGCATCCCACACTTGTGAGACGGTACCAATCCGCTCGATAGGGAGCTGCATATAATCACTGACGTCAAAGTCGGCTATCTCCTCGTGAGGGCGGCCAGTAATGGCACAAAATCCAGACATGGCAATGACTCCAGTCACGCCCATAAGGAGTGGCGTCAACTTATAATTCGTAAGCTCTTTGTAAAAGCCCTCAATCGTTTTAATGACGTCCCTGCTAGACCAATCTTTGTCACCACCATCATCTCCTGCCTCTGTGGCGAATAGCGGGACTTTGCCAGACTGTGCAGCCGCGAAATCAAGCCATTGATAAATCTTAGAGGCATCCTGATTTTCCTTACCGCCAATTCCGAAATAGTCGAAAGTCGTGCTAACCGCTCCACTAAAGAGCTTATGCAAACGGCGGATCAGGAAAGTGAGAACATTGTTAGAAAAGGCATTGCGCCCAGTACGGTAATAGTACAAAGTGAAAATACCAATACTAAGCGCGATAGCAGTTGCTTTGTTCTCAAATGCATAATAGATGGCAACCATTGCAGCGCATACTAAATGATCGAGAACCTGTTCTTTAAGGTCTGACAAAGACGATATGAGAGAGCACATTTTATCGTACCAGCTCGAAAAGTTCTCATCACACTGCGCATCTTCAAAAGCATGTTTTTGCGCTGTGTCGAAAAATGTCTCCCTATTAGCCCAATAAAAATCATTGTTGGCACTCAAATTACGAGAAATACACCCAGTTATGAACTGGGTCATTTTAAAGTAATAAGAAGGAGTATTGACGAAGAGCTTATGTGCGCGCAGCACAAAACCATAAAACCCTCCAGTCGAGTTTTCCTCAGGACCCAAATCAATCCCAAAATTATTTGCGGTGTTATTCCACAAACGGGTGAAATGGTCCTCGTTAATGAGAGCCCTGCGCAGCTCTGTGTCATTATTGTTGTATTCCTGTCCCTCCCATCCAGAGGGCTCATCCATAATCTCATCATACAAGGACTTGCTATCAGTCTTCCCATGATCGGGGCAAGCTCCATAAATGTCACCAGTTTCCAAAACGAATGGTGTTAAAGTTTTACCAGATGAGTCCATAAAGGACAATTTTCTCTTTTTGTCAGCTTGTGGCTTAATATCGAGATTGAGCTCCAAGGAATTCCCTTGAAGAACTTCCTGTGAAGCAAAATCTCTCGCTGCATTTTCGAACCACTGAAGCTGTTTTGTATTAAGTTTCAGATTTACTCCGATAACATTGTCCGCCTGTTGATTATTCAACGCAAGCTCGGAGGGAAACTTGCTGGCAAGCGTAGCATTAACTGCCCCATCCTTGACAAGCCGTTCCGAATCACTTTCAGTGAATTCGTCGCTACGAACGGGTTGTTCATCGGGTAGGGGACTCTCTAATCCATGAATGTCCACCATATCGCTATTCGCTAGGAAGGTATAAAAGGGTTGGCAATATAACAAATGAAGGACTCAATTAAGAGCCCAACTCCTGTCACATGAATCCCCGAATACATAAAATGTCAATATAAATCTCTATGTTACATAATAACGGGGTGTCAGCTGCCAAACTAACTTTTCTTCCGAATATATATACAGCCGATAATCTTAAGCGCATTCGAATAACGACTGCAAAATATATATAAGTTGTGACGTGTAACGTAATGGGGAAAGTTGTATGTGTAATCGTTTCTAGTATCAGGTGATAAGCCTGGCCAAAAGGCGAAAAGAACAATAAACTTGCAAAATAACACTTCAAAAAGTGAGAGACGTAAGTAGATGTTTTCTTCATAACGGGGGGGTATAGACCCCCCCG